ATTAAACGTGTCATGCGAAGTCGCAGCAAGGCAAGTAACGGGACCTTTGATGTACTGAGGCACTCGACTAGTCAGTTCATCTGCAAGATAGGCACCACTAAGTGCAGGTTGCGGAACAAGTTCACGCATACCCACATAGGCTCCGTTGTTGTAAAGAAAGAAAATAGAGTTAGCCGTAGGGACAGGCTTAACGATTGAAGAGGTGTTTTCAAATTCGCCTACAGGTACAAGGCTGACGGTACTTGGAGTAAACACAGCATCCGCTCGTAGCGCAAGTTGACTTGTGGGGGTAAAGATAATGAGATCTGTGTTGAAAGGCACAGCAGCCATGACTTTACCAACACGAGGACTGCTTGATGCAATATCAATAGGATCGGTATCGGAGAGTTGTGTTGCTGATTCTTTAAAGAAATTAAAGAACTCTCCTACACGACTGAAGATAAGGTTTTCTCCCGACAAGAAGCCAAGGCGGTTCTGAAAGAACACCATGTCTTGAATCTTGTTTCCCGCAAAAGAAGGAAAGGGACAGGTCTTATCGTCCCCAATATATCGTTGTTCCCACTTAAAGGCTGAATAGTCAGCCCCTGCTGCCACTCCGGTGGTTCCTGTAACACCGTCTGCTTTCTTTAGAAGGAAAGTGCCATCTGACTGTCGGATCAAAATCAAAGGCATAGTGCCATAATCCCACAGGTACTTGAGACCCGGAGCAAGCGATTCTTCCCACACTCCGGGACCAAAGGTACCGTTTTCGGCTACAAACTTTACCCAATAGTCATCTGAGGTTTCTTCGGGAACTCCTTCAATCTTTACCATATAGCCGTTAGGGGCTTCCGGAGGCAGATCTTCAAAACGCGGTGTACCTTTGGATATGCCTCCAAATGAAGCAATTCCAACATTACCGATAGAGTCTCCTACACCAAGTTTAAAATCAATAGAACCGACAACGTGAATAGTGTTGTTATACAGGGCGCTTGTGCTGTAGTAACCTGCGGCAGTATCAATTCCCGCTGCCGAGTTGGGTCCGGTTCCGGTGTAGAAACCGCCACTTGCGGGAGTTCGGGCTTCAATCGCGTTGGCTCCTGCTGCAAAGGTCTTTGTAGTAGAACTAGTAACATTTCGTAGACGATAAGTGCCTACGCCGCCTGTTGATGGCACAGATCCGTTTGCACCAAATCCCGTGATTGCTTGTGTCAAAGATCCGGCAGGGGCTCCTCCGTTTACTCCGGATGTTCCTGTAACAATGGAAAAGATTTCATGTCCAATTTGAAGCAAACCCGTTCCGGCAGTAGTTACAGTTAAAACATCATTGACAATGGTTCCTACAATTCCTGTGGAAACCACCGTTGCTGCCGGAAGTGCGCCACTATATAAAGCATTAGCAACATAACTTGTACCATTTTCTCCGGTCGATGCCGTTCTAAATTGGTAAGTTGTGGCGTTTGCTAAAAGTAAAGGATCTGTTGGAGTAATTTTTACGACAAACGTGCGGTCATAGTTGGACTGCTTAACCCAAATCAACCTATTCCTAGCCGGATTAGTGGGGAATTGCGTGGATAAAGTTGCGTCTGCTGCTGCTGTTTGCGTTGTGTTTAAAATGAAAGTCAAATCACCAATCGTAAGGGCTTTACGTTGATAATGAAAAGCAGTTCCTAGACTAGCCCCTGCTGCTACGGTTAGTGTCTGTCGAACCCCCGAAAGATTGTAGACGGCGGGAGTTCCATCTTTCAAGACTACAAACACATACCTTTCAGTTTCATCTCGTTCAATCAGATGAACAAAAGGCGTTTCACTAGTGTTTGCAACAAGTCCGGCTCCGGAAGCATCCGCAATGAACGCTAGGTGTTCTGTCGGCGCTCTCTTTAGCAAACCCTCTACTGCCGATGGCACCGCATTCTCAATAACTTCGGCTTCATTTGTAGCCCGAATAGCGGGGGGCTGTTGGCTTACGCCACCGATGAGATTAGGAATGTTAGTCGTAATAAGAGGCATTATTAGTAGATCCTGTAGGAACCTTGGCGCAGGAAAGGACGAATGACGCTTTCACCTTGGAAGATGTTGTAATCGCCAACTTCATTTTCGTATTCAGTCAATCGGGCTAGGGCTGCAATCTCGTCTTGCATCTCAAACGCATGAAGCGTAGAGGATCCTACTACACGATCTTGAAAGATACGAGAGGCGCGAATAGTAATGTATCGCTTGGCAATCTCAGGCATCTCATCAAAGTCAAGCAGGGTCACCTGTGTGGTCGTTAGAGCCTCTGTAAAGGCGTAGGACGAGGTCACCCGATTATACAGTCGATTGCCACGGATTACCACCTCAAGCGCAACTGTGTCGGACGTAGGGGCAATGTCCACGCGCACAATGCTGTCTGAGATATAGATAAATCCGGTGGTTGTCTCAGGGGTCATCACCACATTCTCATCCGTGTTGAACTGCCAACCATAAGACAGGATATCGCGGGTGGTTTCATCTAGGATGCTTTGAGCAATCAACGAGTCTGCGCGTTGGGCTGCCAACGAGTTAACAGGTGGCTCTCCAATCGCCGAAAGCATCGTGTTGATTGCCTGTAGTTTATTTGTTTTTGTTAGAGCCATTCTAGGATCCTAGAAA